GACAAAGGAACATGGTTTGGTTGGGATGTATCTACAGTTGGACCTGTACAGGATAAAGGAGTTTATGAAATAGCTAAAACTTTTGCTGCAAGTGTAAGTAAAGGTGAAATCCAAGCTAAACCTGAACAACAAGAAACTAAAAAAACAATCAATTTATAGTTCCTAGGAGGTGGGCGTTGATGCGAGAGTGGATACGCCCATTAAAATTATGATTGATGAAAAATATATAAAAGATAGTCCCAATACTTATGAAGATTGGTATAACCTTGATTATACTTTAATTCCTTGTGAAGGTGGTAGAGCTATTCTTAAACGTTGGTCAAGTTTAGAATTTATAATAAAAAAAGAAGAATGGAAAAGTAGATATTTAGATAAACAATTAGGATTAAGATTAGATAATTTAGTTGATTTTGATATTGATCATACTCGTGCAAAAGAATTTGCAAATAGGTGGATAAAAAATTGTAGTGCTATTTTTGGCAGAGATCATAACCCTACAAGTCATTATTTATGGAAACAAAAATTAGCTCCTAAAAAATTTATATTACCTAATGATCTTGGAAAATATGTAGAGTTTGCAGCACATGGTCAATGTTTGTGTGAGATAAGAAGCACCGAGACACATTATACAATAGCTCCTGCTTCGCTACATAACAAACATCCTGAAAATGTAAGATGGGAAAAATATGAAGGAATTAATGAATACCCTGAAGATTTAAATAAAGTTATACGTAAAATAGCATTAGCAACCGCACTGTCAGTTTTGTATGCAGCTAAAGGTCAAAGAGATGAATATTGTACAGCTATAGCTGGAGTTTTAATTAAACAAACGGATTGGAAAGATGAAGAAATTAACAATTTTATATATGAAATTGCTGAAGTTTCTAACGATGATGAAGCTGAAAATAGAAAAAATAAAGGTTCTAGTGTTAGAAATTCTAAAAGACAATTTGGAATGCCTAAAATTGCAGAGATATTAGGATGTAAAACACAATCAGTTGGAGAAATATTTAATTGGATAGGAGTTGAAGATAAATCATTAATAGAAGTTAAACAAATAGCAGATGAATCTATAGGTGAAATTATAGAATACGGACAAGACAGGTATAACATAAAAGTAACTGGAAAATTAGAAGGTAATAATTTTGATAAAATTATTACTATTGATGGACCAACATTAATGAATCAAAAAGCATTTTATGATGCGGTGGTTACACAAGCCCAAGTGTGGATGCCTAGAATGAAAGTAACTCAATTTGAGGAAATAATGAGGGTAAAATTTGAATCACGTGTTAAATCAAAAGACTATGTTGAAGAAGCAAATGAAGATTTAAAATTTAGTAAATATTTTGAAAATTATATTAAACAAGAAAAACTTTCTTCTGATAGAAAAGAATTATTTAATTATCAAGCACCTTATTATAATCAAACTGCGGACGTTTTAGAATTTAATTTAAATCATTTTGAAAGTTACCTACAGACGCAAAAAATAAATTTAATAAGGGTAGATCTTGTTATGAAGATGCAAAAAATACTAAAAGCAAAAAAAGTAAACGGTAAGTACAAAGAAAAATCTTTAGTGTATTGGAAAATTGAATCCCCAGAAATAGAAGAAACGGACATTATTGAAGGAGAAGTTTTACAAAACAAAACAGGGGAAGGAGTAGTTTTAATAGATGATTTTGAAAAAAATAAAGCCTAGATTTGTTGCCGGTCCCCCAGGCACGGGTAAAACTCATGGGTTTATTGTGGATTTATATAAAAAATTATTAATTAAATATCATCCTGATAATATTATTATACTATCGCATACTAATGTAGCTGCAGATCAAATTAGAGAAGCAATTTTAAACATACCTGAAATGAAAAGTAAAGGTTTTACAGATAAAAGTATGAAACTTAAAATTTGTACTATTCATAAGTATTGCAAAAGTAAACATCTTCATAAAAAAAAATTTGAGTATGAAGATCACAAAAATTTAATTTTACAAAATAGATTATTTGCTAAAGATCCTACAACAAATATTGACAAACATGCTTTATATAAATTTAGATCAGATGCAGCTGGAAGAGGATTAAGTTTAGATCAGTATTGGAGAATATGTAATCCACAAAATTATCTTCCTTATAGTCTTTCAATGATTAAAGAATTACTTCCTATATATAAAAAATACAAAGAAGAACCTGGTTTTGAAAGATGTGATTTTACAGATATGATTGAAAATTTTTTAAAAGATGAAGTAAAATTTCCTGATATAGATGCAATTATTATAGATGAGTGTCAAGATAGTAATGTTCCACAAAGAAAAGCTATTGAAAAAATGGCTGCTAATGTGAAAGAAGAACACTATTATTTAGTTGGAGATGCAGATCAAACTTTATTTGAATATTCTGGTTCTGATGCTGATTATTTTCATAAACTTGCAGCAGATCCATGGCATGAGTTAAAAGAAGGTAAGAGATGTAGCAGAGTTATAAATACTATTTGCAAAAAAATTATAGCTCCAATTTGGGACAAATATAAATCTCACAGGGTTTGGACACCTGCTAAATATACTGAAAGACACGGTATGGGTCATATTGGTGAGGTTATTGAAGGAAATAACTATTTTTTACCTAATTTACTAGGTTCTAGTAATTTAGAAATATTATTAGAAAAAATAAAAAACACTAATCAAACTTTTTTGTTTACCTTTAGAGGAACACCCGGAGATATACGTTGTATAAAATTTTTTAATGATCACGGTTTACGATATTCTCATGTTAGTAACTCGGACCATGTATCAAAAAAAGAAATAAATGCTCATTATTTATGGCCAAGTTTTCTAAAAGGTAAACCTATGAGTCTTACACAAATAAAACATTTTTATGAATATGCAGGTAGTAAAGTTATTCCTCGTGGTAAAGGAGAATACACATTTGAAGATTGGATTAAAAAAGATTATTCGGTTGATGAATTAATTAACAAAGGTCTTTTAAAATCAGATTGTAAAGAAAATAAAGATTTTGATTTAGTTAGAATACCTTCTAAAGTTACTAAAGAAAGATTACTTTATATTAAAAAAATAATTTCTAAAGGATTTGATTATGATCAAAAAACTCAAGTTTCTTATGGTAATATTCATCAAGTAAAAGGTTTAACATTTGATAATGTTATTGTGGACCATACTTTAACAAGAAGAGAAGATGTATACACTCAATTAAGATTAGCATACACAGCATACAGCAGAGGAATATTTGACTGTTGGACATTACAGTCAACAAGACAAAGATCGTTAGGACAAAGATAAAAAAGGAGTATAAAATATGACGGCATACAAAAAACAAATTGGAGGATCTCATTACAAAAATATGGTTATGCAGCCAAGTGAGTTTATAAACAAGAACAGGTTGCCTTTTGCAGAGGGATCAGCTATAAAATATATATGCAGACATGCAGCGAAAGGCAAAGAA